CCACCTCTTGCAAGCCATACATCCGTAGCGTCACTGTAGCCATCGTTTTTCATATTGTTACGCAGGAAGTCTATTTCTTCACGAGAATATAGTTTGTCCATAGTCATCATACGCTGGCAGAATGGTCTACTTGTACCTCCTTGTTTAAGTGGTGGTGCATCTGTTCTTAACTCGTAGGCATACATTATGATTGCGTCTGGTACTTCCTCTTCTTCTGCTGTTCTTTTGCCTTTAGGTGTCAACTCTAATGTGTCTCCATCTATATCTAGCAAGTCCTCAGATTGTAATATTCCCAACTCTTCGCCTATTATGTCAATGCTCACTTTAAACAAGTCAGATAGTGCAAGTGCTGTTATTAGTGGGTTGCCAAATATGCTCGCTAAAATAAAACCTCCTAACTCGCTTATGCCTATTGCAAACTCTATAGGTGTGCCGTCACTATCAAACTGTATATCTTTAGTCTTTACTATTTCAAACTTGCTTTTGCTTTCGCCTATCTTCTCAAATAGGTGCGAGATATCGTCATCACTAAATTCCTTTGATTGTAGTGTTTTACTTGCTAATAGTCCACGTGCTGCAATCTCTGATAGTCTTAGGAACTCCATTAAGAATGAAACACCTTGCTCGTTCGTTAATACCCCGTTTTGTACTTGGCTTACTATTTCAAGAGCGGAACTAATTTGAGCTCCATTATAAGATGCGTCTTTTTGTTCAGTGTCTTCTGTTACTACTGCTACCTCTTCACCTTCTGCTGTGGGTAATGGTACTGCTGATACTTCCTCTTGTATCTCTAAGCCTGTCTTGTCTGTTATTAAGTCACGTATCTCGTCCTTGCTTAAATTAGCTATGATAACATCGCTTGTTAATTCAAATGCGTCTACTGGTTTAAGTGGTTGTATTTCTATGTCACCTCTACCAGTGTCAATAAAGCAAAGTTTGTTTATAGTACTTAGTAATGTGTTACGTCTTTCTTGTATGTAAGTGTTTGTGAAAATCTCATAGGCTAAATCTAGCTCAGACCTTCCGCCTAATTGTCCCGCTTCCTTCACTCCAAAAAGTATTGGGTTGGTTACTCGATGCCCTATGAAGATGCTTTCTTTTACTCTCTTAGACATCTCACCGTAACGCTCGTGTAAGTCGTTACCGTTAAGATTAACTACCTCAGATGCATTCTCTCCACTCGGTGCGAATATGTGTGCTATTGTTTGCCCTTTAGCTCCTGCAAATTTGTCAGCGAACTTATCTTCAAAGTCTGTTTTTTCTTCTGATGTTTCTGGCACACCGTTCTTGTGAATAACAAGCGTACCCCCTACAAATCCATTCTCTACTTGGTTAAGCCAATAGTCTCCTATGTTTACATCTGTTTTAATCTCAGCTAATGAGCCTACATAAACTGGCAAAGGGTAGTATTTGAAATTAGGACGGTAATCTGTGTGATATATTACTGATCTTTTTTGCTCTTCGTCCGTTGGATTATACCTCGGTAAGTCTTTTATGTTTGGTTTGTGGTTCTTTTTGCCCTTATCATTAATCCAGTCAATAGCATATTTAATAGTCCCATCTAATCCTACTCTACAATTAGCAAAGTCTATGTGATTATACACTTTCCCTGCACTTGTCCTTACTACTTCTATGGCATAACCGTTAAAAAGTTCGTAATCAAGACTAATTCTTTTAAGTATATTAGTCCAATCTTCGTCTAAGTTAGCAGTATCGAGCCATTTTTGAGTAGTAGAATCTTCTGTTACCATTCCATTCCCTACTGTATAGCCTACTTTACCATTAATAATAGCGTTATGTGTACTAGAATCGTTGTATAAATCTATAAGTTCATAAGGATATAGGTTATTAACCCCAAAGAATACGATATTTTTGTTTATCTGCTCTATAAATAGAGGCACTTCTGCACTTGCAAAGGTTGTAATTATAGATTGATATTTACTATTACTCATAAACTATTGTGGTATCTGCTCCGTCGTACGAATATACAACATCCGCAGGTTGTTTAAGTCTTATTATTCCACGGAATACTACGTTTCCTGTGGTACTTCCTTCCGTTTCTGTGTTGATAATTGAATAAGGATAGTCTCCGTTATTCGGTAGGGTATAATCTGACCCCTCAGTGAGTGTAAATGTAACGCTTCTTACATTTGGATCTGCTGGTGGCGTCAATATAAATGAAGTCTCATACTCTGGACTTTCTATGAACATCGTATAATAGGTAAAGTCAATCTCATTACTAAGATTGACTACGTACCCATCAGTTCCCCCTTTGGTTATTAAGTTCACTTATACTATGATATAAGTGCTTCTATTACAGATGCCGTTACTTCAGTTATTGGCTCTGCTTCTTGTCCTTGAAATGATAAGGAATAACCGTTACGGTCTGCAATCGCAGTACCTGTCCCAGCCTCTCCACTTACTAATCTAATCCCGTTCTTTTGTCCAAGAAGCCAATACGTGCCGTTGTTGTCTTTTACAACTACTGACAGTTTAGCTCTTGCTAGCATTTTGATCTCATTCCGCTTAGTTTGTTCCATTTTATTTAAAACAAATGTAGCTGTTTGGTCAAAGAAACTTGTTCCGTTCTGTGCGTTTACAGTAGGGTTGTCATTAAATGAGCTGGCTGCTCCTTGTGCCTTGGTACATTCATACTTGTAATAAGCAAGACCTGTACCTGTAATAGCATCAACTTCACCAGTGGCATCTTGTGTCGCTGCGAAGTCTGAAGGCATATTGGCGAAGAGAAACTCCGCCACACCGCCAACACTTTCTAAACATCCTACTGTAAAGCCTTTTGTTAAATCACACATAGGCTTATGATGCTAGTGTAAATTGTACAATCTCAGAAGGGTATGCAACTTGTAAACCTCTCTTATACTTTACTCTATAAAAGATTGCGTCATCTTTCTTTTCGTAAAACATATCAAAGTCCTCTTCATCGTTTAACAAATCAAATCCTAAGAAGAAATTATCTGTAGTCCCTGCAAAAAGTCTGTTAGTTCCGTCTAGTCCATTTACACCTACTAGGTCAATGTTCTTACCAGGTACTCTCATTTTGTAATCTGCATATCCTGTTGCGTCTACGTGGTACAAGTTCTTAGCTGCTAGTGTATCTGTGTACGCATCAAAGAAATCAGTACCACAAAATAGTACTTGATTCGATGCTACCTTTACAGATGGTATTCTAGCGTTTAATACATTGGCTACTATGGTATCAGCGTTTCCACTCGCTCCACTTGTAACTGCTGTGATACCTGTGTTTGTTGCATCTACTGTACCTGATGCTGCGTCAATAGTTTTTATCAAACCATCATAGCGATCTAATAAAGCACTTCCGCTATCAGTATCCCCCTGCCAATCTCCTACTTCTTGTATCTCCATTATACGAGACATAATCATTTCAGCGATTTGACTTTCAAAAGTCATATCTTCTGTTTCTGCATTACCTGCTCTAAGTAATATTTGAGTCCATTTCGCATTCAAGTCCTTCATACAAAAAGATGCAAAGTACTCGATAGGAGCTACTGTTATATTTCTTGCTGTGAAAGTAATGTCACCGCTTGGCGTGGTGGAGCAATCACTACCGTCTTGTGGTATAGCTGTTACTGATAGAAGATGCAACGCCTCTGTTTTTTTAACTCCAGCCTGCGGCGTGAAGTACTGCGAAGACCTGCTCTCAAAGTATAACCTTGATAATAATTCTTCTTTTTGTTCGTTGACGTAATCCGTCAATCCTGATACTACGAATCCCATTTTATTTTTTAATTGATTTTTGTGCTTTGATTAATGCCGCCATTCTTGACGCCTTTTCTTGTCTTGTCATTTTCGCAAAAGATGAAGGCTTCTGTGCTAGAGGCTCTTCTGTCTTAGCAAGCTCCTCTAATTGAGAACCTATACCTTGAAGTGTTTTGTTGAAGTCTGCTTTTAAAGTCTCCTCTACCTTAGCGAATGATGCTACTTGTGTTTTAAGTTCCTCATTCTCTTTAGTGATAGCCGCAAACTTTTCATCTATGTTTAAGTCCTTAGCCCATAGACCAAGTGCCTTACCTATAGCAGCCTGCAAGTTCTCTTCTGTAAACTCAGTGTCTACTTCTTCACCTGCTACTATCTCAGTAACTAGTCCGCCTGCTGTGGTTATGATTGCTCCACTTGTAAGCTCGTGCGTTCCGTCTGGTGCAGATACCTCGCCCTCTTCGGTTACGATTACAATGGCTGTGCCTTCTGCTAGCTCTCCGTCATACATTACTACTGTACCGTCTACTAGAGTGTCCTCCATCATTTTGTTTTTTTTCTCGTCCTCCTCTGGATCGTATCCAAAAGATTTAAGTAGGTTAATAACCTTCTCTAATTTATTCATTTTATTAAATTTGTATGGTTGTATGTCGAAAAATCCCTCTACACTAAAGCCTTTAAGCAGTCCTTCCTTCTTTACTTTAGCCCAAGCCTCGTTGTTATCTACTTTAGCAGCGATAAACCAAGTGCCATCCGCTACATTTTCAAAGCCTTTAGGCGGTTGTATGCCTAATTCCTTATCTGTAATGAATGATTGGTATAGATACACCCCGTCTAACTTTAGTAGTGGGTCGTGCATCTCGTTAAACTCAGTAGTTTTTTGCTCCTTAAAGTACTTCTGTACTAGCTGATTGATGGTATCCTTCTTGAATATAGCGTAGTACTCACCTCTTTCAT